GCGCGGTCGCTGTTGCGGATCGTCACGACAACCGGGTTTCGGCTGGCCAGTCTCGCCTGCATCACGCCCTCGCCGCCGCGCAGATACTTGACCTCGGCCCATTCGGTAAACTGCGGAACCCATTCGTCGCGGGTGCCGCCGTATTCGTCGCTGATCTCGCGGCGCTGGCTGAAGATGGCGCGGTGATCAAGGCGCAACGGTGGCCACCGTTCCGACATGCGCAAAGCTGCGCCGGGTTGCAAGCAACGTCCGAACGCCAAGCGGCACTTCGGTGAAATTCGCATCGCCAACCGCGCGGCGCTGATCGAACCAATGCGCCACCATCATTCGCGCAACGTGTTTGACATCATCCGGGGCCGGGTCAAACGTCTTTCCCGTCACCCGCTCAATCCAGACCTGCGCGGCATCGGCGCAGCCCTGAATAAACAGGTCGTCATCATCGTGCAGGACGCGGGCTGCCTCTCTGGCTTCATCAAGCGTCAGGATCATGCCAGCCTCCAATACGATGAAGGACCGGCGCGAACGCCGATCCTGTTCTCAATGCCCAAATCAAGGAACGGGCGTGGTCAGAGCACCAGCCACAATGCCTTCAGGGCGAAGAACCTCAAGGTTCAGACGCTCTTCCATGAGGATGCTCACCAAATTCTTCACAAAGTTATCGCGATCTTCCGTCGAGCGGCGGACCTCGATGCCCTTGCGCTGCCAGATCAGGGCGTTGCCGACAAAGCCGCCGACAATGAAGGTGCCCTGCGCGATGCCATAGGTCGAAACGACCGGCAGGCCCCACGCGGTGCCCTCACCGAAGGCCGGATTCAGATAGCGACCGTCCGCATCCTTTTCCAGCTTCATGGCCCAGGCATCCTTGGCGTTCATGATGACCGCCGAGGGGAACAGATGCGCCGCCTCGACCTGCGCCGATGCAACAGCAATGTCATCCATCGCGTGCGCCGGGGTCACGCCCGGAACCGTGGTGTTGACGTAGGCCGTGGACTGCATCAGCAGGCCGTCGAGCTGCGTGGCCGAACCGTTGCCCGAAATCAACTGCTCCTCTTCCTTGAAGCGCAGGCCCCAAAGACCGCGCTCGCGGATGTAGGATTCCAGCGCGTCCACGTCGTCCAGCGCCTCTTCCGAGATCCGGAAGTGGTGCGCCAGCTTCTTCATGACGAGGTTCTTTTCCTCGAAGGTCAGTTCGGACTGCGGTTTCAGGCCGCCTTCCGCCACGACCGCAGCGTTGTTGGTGAACCCGGTCTCTTGCAGGTAGGGGATCACCGCTGCGTTGGTCGAAGCGGTCGGGATCACGTCGCGCAGGAACAGACGCTGTTGCACGGGCGCGATCAGACGACGATCGGCAACGCGAACGCCCGGCGCAACCGGCGTTGCGGACGCGGTGAACGAGGACGTGGTGATGTCCTTGAACTCCATGCCTTTGCCTTCGCGGATTGCATCGCCAAGACCCTTCGCCTCTGCGATCATCCGCGCGGCGTCCTTGCCGGCGTCGAAGCGCTGCGCCATCTTCTTCTGCAACTCGCCGTAGTTCTGGCCCAGCTTTTCAAGCTGGTCCTGCGACTCCTTCAGCCGACCGCTGATGTCGGTTAAATCCTCGGCAGACGCCTTCTTTTCTTCCAGAACGACCAGCTTTTCTTTCAGTTCGTCCTGCGCCTTCTTGATCTCGGTCTGAGCGGCCGTGATCGGGGCCAGACCTTCTTCAAAGGCGGCCTTCATTTCCATATCCAGAGCCATATCGGCCTCCTATTGGGAAGTTGTGATTTGCCGGAGCATCGCCGCCACATCAGCGGCGCTGGTTTCGGCGGCATCACGCGCGCCCAAGAGGCCCTGCACCGCACCGGCTGCGGCTGCTTTCGCCTCGACCGATGGGAACCCGGCATCACGCGCGACTTCCTCGATCATTCGCTTGAAGAGGGCAAAATTGCCGTCCTCGTATGATTTCACATCGCTGACGCTGGCTTCTTCCAGCATCGGGAAGGTCACGATAGACACTTCCCAAAGTTCGACCTCGTGCAGTTCGCGACCTTCGGACGTGCGCTTGGCCCGCTTGGATCGGTAGCCGATGGACAGTCCTTCAAGCCCACCTTCTTTCAGCAGCACATAGGCCTCCTTGCCGCCGGCCGTATCGAGGAACAGCTTGCCCTCTACATAAAGCCCGCGTTCGTCGGCGCGGATCACGGTCCACTTTCCGATCACCTTGCCCGGATCATGGTCGCGCAGCATTCGGACCCGTCGGCCGGTCGCAAGCGATCCGTCGAAGGCCCCCGGCATGACAATATCGCCACCCTGATCTTTCACGCCGAACAGGCTGGCATATCCCTTGAACGTGCCGTCCTGCTGCACGTCAGGCGCAGCAGCAACGAACTTATGATCAAGTTTCATCTGTCTCTCCTTGCGAAGGACGCCAGAACGCCTCGCCCTTGGGATTTCGCCCGTCTTCTTCGCGAGCCTCGTCCTCTGTCAGCCACGGCTTGTTGCCGCCAGCGCCCAATGCGCGAGACAGGTATTCAGCGCGGGTCAGTGGCGACATGCGGAACAGGCTGTCAGTGTCGAACTCCACAGATTCAGTCGGCTTCAGCAGCGAATATTCGATTGCCTGCTTCCATCGCTTCAGCCACGGCGCGATTGTCACGTTCAGGTGGTAATCGGCCACGTCCGCAACCCGCGTCAAAGATTGGCCGGCCGCGTCATGACCCAGCATCAGCGGGTGAATGCCGAATGCCCGTGCCACTTCCTCGATCATATGGCGACGGCTTTCCAAAAGCTGCATTTCCGTCGCAGATGCCTGAAGCGCCTTGAAATCCGCCCCGCTATCCAGGATCGGAACGCCCGGCAGGTGCAGCTTCAGAGCTTCTGCAACCGCCGACGCAGTTTCATCCCCGACCGCCTCTGCGAATGTGATGAACCCGCGCAGGCTTCGGATATTGGCATCATCCGATTGCCGATCCTGAAACCGCCTGGCCAGCCCGAAGATCTCCTTCAACTCCGCGCACGGGTCCAGCCGCTGAATATCCGTCCAGAACGGGTTGCCGACTTCGATGAAATCGTCCCGGCTGGCATTCTCGACATATCCGAACCCGTTCACATGGCCCGAATACAGAACCGCCCCGTCGACCGTCCTCGAAGCCGTGACCTGCCCATCCAGAAGCGGCAGAAGTTCCTTCGCCTTCCCCATGCCATCACGCAAGATGAAAGCCCGCCCGACGCCCTCGAAAAGCGCCTTCATCATCACGGATTCGACAAACTCCATCGGGGTTTGCCATCCATTCGGGCGGCGGGTAAGGACGGTTGACGCCTCATTCGTCACCAGCTTGCGCGACGGGCCGTCATCCGTATCCGTGACCCTGACAACGCGCATATCGACGCGGCCAACGTCCTCGGAAATCTTCACCCCGGCTCGCAGCGCCGAGGCGATCTTGACCGGCTTCGACCACGCGTCGTTAGACCGCTCAACGATATACTCGTTGTAGAAGCGGTTCCCGTTCAGGTCGTAATCCGGTGCCTTTCGGCCCAAAACCCGGCTCCAAAAACTCATGAGAAAACCACCCCGCGCTTCATGTAGCTGCCCGGCGCAGCATCCTTGACGCCCTCGGACGCCCCCACGGCCATCGCCAGAGCGACCATGCCGTCAATCCGCCCCATCTGGCGGGATTTCACGAAATATGCCTGATTTGACTTGTTCAGCGCCGTTCCGGTGTTTGCGGCGCAATATGCGGTCAAATTGCTGTCTTCTATGACGATTTCACGCTTCAAAACCTTATCCTTGAAGCGTTCTACCGAGTGAGGCATACACAATTTTCGTCCCCCGAAAGGCACGGTTCCGCCCTGTTCATGGCGAACGATCTTCAACCCCCCGCCCGCAGGCTTATCCTCGCCCTCATACAGCCAAACTTTAAGCCCAACCTCTTCGCAGTCCGAAATGAACCGAGACAGGTTGTAATTCGGGTCAATCGCCAGTGCTTCAACCTGGTGCACTGCCATAATCGACCTGATCCGTTCGGCAACGAGCCGATAATCAATCGCCGGACGGTCAACGATTTCCAGTTCGCCGCGCTTCACATATTGGCGATAGTCGATACGATCCAGCGAGGACCGGCGTTCGATCCCTTGCGCAGTCGTCCAATACCAGACCTTCGCTGTCAGGCGGTCATCTTTCCCCTTCCAGACCCCCGCCAGCGCGGTCAGGTCGTTCCTATCCGACAGGTCGAGGCTCAGATAGCACTTCCCTTCTGGCGTGGCAGGCACATCGCCAAGACATGCCCGCCACGACGCCTGATCAACCCAGAAATCAGACGTTCCAATCGGTATCCCGAAATAGAGCCGCGAAACCGTCAGCCGAGCAGCAGCGTCCGTTTCGGCCTGCCTGACCTGATCCCGAACGTTCTGGGCGTCGAACGTCACACCAAGAGCCGGAAGCGCCTTCACCCAGCATGTTTCGTCCTTGAACGGATCGTCTTCATCATCAACGCGTGCAATGTATCCGAACCGCGTGTCATCGCTGACCTGGCCTTCGAGGATATGCTGATAGACCTCGCTGATTTCGTTGCAGACCGCCTGATCGGCCCCCGGCGTATTGGTCGCCATGAACATGAACGCCGATCCGCGCTTTTTATTGATCCCAGCCTTCCAGAGCGTCAGCGCCTTGGCAGAACTGAACTCATGCACTTCGTCCGCAAATGCAGCATCTGGCCGAGGACCGGACAGGCTGTCAGTTGTCGCCTTCGCTTCCAGATATGAACCCGTCTGACGAAACTCGATCCGCCATGCGTTCTTCCCCGCGCCAGAGATGAAAACCTCGTCGCGAGCCTCCATCGACCTGCTTTCGCGCTCGTCCTCGTATCCCGGCGTAAGGCCGCGCGCCAAGTTCGCTGCGTCCTGAAACGGCACTTTCGCCTGATCCAACTTGTGGGCGAAGTAATAGCACTCCGCGCGAGGAATACCCATGAACCCGGCAACGTAAAGCCCTATCCCGCCCATGAGCGGCGATTTTGCCTGGCCCTTGCCAGTTTCAACGAACACTTCGCGAAACCGCAATCGTCCGTCCCTGTGCCAGCCGAACAGCGATCCGACGACGAACTTCTGCCAGTCCAGAAGAACGAACGGCTTTTCGTCTGGATCGTCCGCAATCGTGAACATGGCCGGGAAAAATCGGATCGCCCGGTCAGCCGCAGCTACGTCGAAATACAGACCCCTTTCTGCACCGCTCGCCAAGTCCGCGAAATGACGCTCACACGCCAACCGGACAAACTTGCCTGCAACAATCTCCCCGTCGATGACCTTCTGCGCGTAATCGCTAGTGTGATCGAACGGCTGAGAGGAACTCGTCTGCCGCCGCTTTCGGGCGGTTGGGGTCTTTGCCTTTGCCATCGCCACCCTTCGCCGTGATCTGCAACGCCTCTTCCAGCTTCAAGATATGGTCCTGATGCTTTTTCAGAGCCGAGAACCGGTAATTGAAATACTCGCCCTGTTCTTCTGTGCCGCCGAGAACCGCACCCTCTGCGGCAACGGTCGGGAATAGAAATTCATATTCGACAATCTCACGGGCCAATCGGTCAGCAATCTTCAATCGGCGATCCGTCAGAAGATCCCGCTCCTTGAGGTGCGCCCTGATCGAATCCCACTCAGCGGAAGCCATTTCGGCGCGCGCATCGCCATCTTCGCAGGCGCGATAGGCCCGCTTGTAATCAGGCTTTCGCATAGGTGGCACCTTTATGACTGTTGCAAGATCGGCAGCAGCACCTGCAATTGGAATAGCTATGAGAGCCGCCGGCGGACAAGGGAACAACATGGTCAACAGAAGGCGCGTTTAAATGATTGCTACCCTGCAGATCCCTCGGGGTTGAGACGCCGCATAGATAGCAACGCCAATCATCCCGAGAAAAAACTGTCGTCGGACTAACCTGTTCGACGCGTTGCTCCGCTACTCTAGCCCTTCGCGCCGCGTTCCTAACCCTGTTTATTCTTCGAACTTGGCAGGCATCAGAACAGCAAGCCTGATTTTTCCTTGCTGGCAGGAACATGGTGCCGCAGTCATCACAGCGCCTCTCCGGTGGAGGCTGGATACCAAGCCTTTTTGTCCGTGAACGCCTTAGCGCAGCAGATTTTTCCCTTACCTTTCTGCACGCTGCCGAACAAGTCAGATCGCAACTACTCGCGCGGAAAAATTTTCCACAAACTTTGCATGTTCGCCCTGCGAAACCCAGGGGATCACCGAACACTCGGCTCGCCCGGTAATGATTTCGGCAAAACCATTTGCTCAAAACTGGCTTCCCGCACTCAGCGACACTACAGACAGCGCCCGGCAAAATTGGCATTCTCATGGCGCATACCACCTAGGGGCTTTTAAAATCTGGTGTTTGTGAGAATTAAGTTGGGGCGCCGCCATCGGCCTGA